GGTAGTTACATACTGCCATCACAGGTACGCACTTTTGCAGAAACCGTTGCAGGAAATACTGATCCAATCACAGAAAAAAATTTTAATCCTAACGAGTTACAGCAAATGCGTGACGCTGTTATGCGGTCCCGTAAGCGTGAGGAAAAATTAAACCAGAGTGTTTATAACCAACAGTCAAAAAGAAAGATAAAAGAAACTGTAGGCTACGGAGATTATGGAGATGATGCTAAAAGGCAACAGGGTACGTTAAGAGATTTTAGTCCTTTGCCGTCTGACGCAGCACGTAATACGTTGGGGCGTTTTAAGTACGAAAAAACTCCAGAAGGAAAGCTTATTGCAACAGACAAATATGATTTTTTAGATGATTTGGTAGATAAAAACCCCAACATTCCACGTTCAAAAGATTACGAAAAGTTAAGCACCATACAAAAAATTGGTAAGTTGGCGGCGGATACACTGGACCCTAAAACAGGCGGCGTTACTACGCTCCCAAGTCGTGTTGGAAGTGCATTCGTTGGTGCAAAATCTCGTCCGGTAAGAATTGATTTGGGCGAAGCCCCGTACAAAAAGGGCGGCGCAGTAAGAACAGCATCATCTCGCGCAGATGGCATCGCCCAGCGTGGCAAGACAAAAGGTAAGATAAGATGAAAGCGCCACAGCAATCGCTGAAAGACTGGGGAGACCAGAAATGGCGAACCAAAAGCGGAAAGCCGTCGTCAAAGACCGGGGAGCGTTACCTCCCGGAAAAGGCAATCAAGGCACTAAGCCCAGCCGAGTATGCCGCCACGACGAAGGCAAAGCGGGCAGGGAAGAAAGCAGGGAAGCAGTTCGTGGCGCAGCCTAAAGGCATAGCTAAGAAAACAGCGGGGTATAGATAATGGCCGACAAAGCACTTCCAAGAGTAAATGATTTTCGCGTTGTGGATGGTAGGTATATGCACAACAATGAAGAACTTTCTCAAGCGGAATTTAACCAAAGGCAAGCTGCTGCGGATCAAAATATTAAAAATTTTCGGGATGCTTCAACACCGGGGTTTGAAGATATGGAAGCTGATATGAAGGGCTTTAGAGAACGCGCAGAAGCCAGACGGAAAGCGTCGGGTAAAAAAGCAGGCGGGGCAATTAAATCAGCGTCCGCCCGTGCGGATGGTTGTGCAGTACGCGGTAAAACGAGGGCTTAAAAAATGGCCGTAACCACAAGCACAACAGCGTTTAATCCAACTCTTAATGAGTTGATGGAGGAGGCGTTCGAGCGTTGCGGTAAAGAGTTACGTACTGGATATGATTTTCGTACTGCACGGCGTAGCTTGAATTTCCTGATTACTGAGTGGGCTAATCGTGGCATTAACCTCTGGACAGTTGAGCAGGGTCAGATTTCATTAGTGCAAGGTCAATACGTTTATGATCTACCTAATGATACTGTGGATCTTTTGGAGCACGTTATTCGTACTAGTCCCGGACAAGTATCTAACCAAACGGACATCAACATCAGCCGGATCAGCGTCTCAACGTACTCCACCATCCCAAATAAATTAACGCAAGGTCGTCCCATTCAGGTGTGGGTAAACCGTCGTTCTGGGCAGACTACGGACGCGGTGGCCGCTACTCCAGCTTACCCGCAAATTAATGTTTGGCCGTCGCCGGATCAAGGTACTTTGGCTAGTCCGTATTATTACTTTGTGTACTGGCGTCTGCGTCGCATTGTGGATGCTGGGACAGGCGTGAATGTTGAGGATATTCCTTTTCGTTTCCAGAACTGCTTAGTGGCAGGTCTTGCTTGTAAACTGGCATTAAAGTTGCCAGAAATTTCTCTTGACCGCATAAATATTTTGAAGGCTGAGTACGCTGAAGCGTGGGAGATGGCTGCTGGCGAAGATCGCGAAAAAGCACCAGATCGATTTGTGCCGCGTATGACTACATACAGGTGATACATGCCAAGCAAATATGCAAGTGGCAAACATTCAATTTCGGAATGCGACCGTTGTGGGTTTAGATATCAACTGAAAGAATTAAGGACTCTGACGATCAAGACAAAGAACGTCAGAATTAAAGTTTGCCCAACATGTTGGGAGCCGGATCAGCCTCAATTGTCGTTAGGTTTGTATCCAGTAAATGATCCGCAGGCAGTGCGCGAGCCCCGCCCGGACGTAAGTTTCTACCAGTCTGGATATAGTGGATTGCATATAACGAATACACCAAGTTCTTCGGTTGATTCAAATGGAGATCCAAGTGGCGGCAGCAGGGTGTTTCAGTGGGGCTGGAGACCGATTGGTGGGGCAAGTGGAAATGACGCAGGGTTAACGCCAAATTACCTGACATCGGCTGGTATAGTAGGTAGCGTAACAATTACTTAGGAGTTGATATGGACAACATAAAGAAGGTAGCTAAGGCTGAAGTCAAGGCGCATGAGAAGCGCATGCACAAGATGGCTAAGGGCGGCGTAACCGGTGAGGCTATGCGTAAGTATGGCCGTAATCTTGCCCGTGCCATGAACCAGAAATCTACTGGCAGAGGTAAATAATGGCTAAGTTTTCTCAAAAAGTTAAAGGCAAAGAAGTCGGCCAAGCTGCTGTTTATGCGGAGCCACACGATATGAATGGTAAAAGCATCATGACGAGTACTGGCTATAGCACTAGCTACAGAGCTGACCCTAATACTATGAGCGCTAAAGAGTCTACCCCCGGCGGTATGCCAGCACGTCGTGTAAGTATGGGTGATCCAGCATCTACTCAGATTAACAAGAATGGTGAGATTAAGATTCGTGGCACTGGCGCGGCTACTAAAGGCTTAAAAGCTCGTGGTCCGATGGGCTAATCATGACGTATACCGAACTGTTCTTTGATGTTAAGAACTACCTGCAAAACGACTTCCCGTCGAATACGTGGACGAACGTAGCAGGTACAGGCACGACTGCGTCTACTGGCACTGAACAGATCAATACGTTTATCACGCAAGCGGAAGAGCGCATTTATAACTCGGTGCAGATTCCACCACTGCGCAGAAATGTTACGGGCGTGACTTCGACAAACAATAAGTACTTGTCTTGCCCGACAGATTTTATGTCGGTCTTTTCGATGGCGGTAATTGATGCTACAGGTGCGTATGAGTATCTATTGAACAAGGATGTGAACTACATCAGAGCGGCGTACCCAATCCCGACGGCTACTGGCTTGCCTCAGTATTACGCTTTGTTTGGACCCACCGTTGCGTCAAGTGTTATTACAGATGAGTTGAGCTTTATCCTCGGTCCTACACCTGATGCTGTTTATAACGTTGAGCTCCACTACTACGCATACCCAGAGTCAATCACAGTGGCCGCTGACGGACGCACATGGCTTGGCGACAATTACTCGCCGGTTCTGTTGTATGGCACGATGGTTGAGGCCTATATCTTCTTGAAGGGTGAGACTGACGTGATGGCGGTGTACGAGAAGAAGTATATGGACGCTATGGCTCAGTTGAACCGTCTGGGTACAGGTCTTGAGCGCGGTGATGCATACCGTGATGGTCAGGCTAAGATTAAGGTGAATCCGTAATGCCTATCCAACAGGGGCTCACAAATAGCTTTAAACAAGAGATGCTACAAGCTGGGCAAAACTTGGCAACTGACTCACTGAAGATGGCGCTATATACGGCGTTGTCTGACATCGGCCCCCTGACCACGGTGTATACAGTAACGAACGAAATTACTGGCACGGGCTATACGGCTGGTGGGGTAGCAGTCACAGGTGCAACAATCAGTACACAAACAACTAGTCCAGATGAGGGAACGGTGTTTGTTGATTTTAATAATGTGTCGTGGCCCGGTGCCAGTTTTATCGCTCGTGGCGCGCTAATCTACAATGTCACCCGTAGCAATAAGTCAGTAGCTGTATTAGATTTTGGTTCAGATAAAACTTTTAGCAGTGTAAGCAACACCGTTGTTATGCCAGAGAATACGGCAACGACGGCTTTAATTCGTTTTCCTTGAGAGGTTATTATGCTTAACGCAAAGTCCGTAGGAACAGACAACGTTAGCTCGTCATTTTCTGCGCGCACTGGCGCTTCAGAAGGTATGCAAGCGGGCGGAGTATTTCATGTCCAGTGTTTAGACAAAAATGGCAACCTTAAGTGGGAAACCACTAAACACAACCTTGTGGTCAATCAAGGACTGCAAGATATGAATGCCAAGTATTTTAAAGGCGCGGCTTATACCGCTGCTTGGTTTCTTGGGCTGGTTACCGGTCCCGGCTCTAGTACAACTTTTGCGGCAGCAGACACCCTAGCCTCAAAGGCGTGGACAGAATTTACTAATTATTCTGGGTCAAGAAAAACTGTAACTTTTGGAACTGCTACTACCGCAGACCCTTCGGTGATTGATAATTCTGCATCACCCTGTGCTTTCACTATTTCAGGTGCGGGCGGTACGGTTGCTGGAGCGTTTCTTTGCTCGGTGGCTAGTGGCACATCAGGTATTTTGTTTTCTGAATCTGACTTTCAATCTCCCGGAGATCGTGTTGTAGTATCCGGTGATACGCTTAATGTGACGTATACGTTCAGCCTTGATGCGGCGTAAATAGTGTTTGCTGATACCACATTTGCTAGAGCAACGTTTTCTGGTAACCCAGAATCGTTAAATTTAGGTATTGAATGTGATATCTCAGAGGCTGCAACTGCATCAGAAACAACAGCGGCGGTAGCAGCATTTGGCTCTACAAATAGTGAAACTGCTGTTGGGGCAGATATCGCCGCAGCGGCTATAATTTTTTACGCATCTTTACTGGAAGCAAGTACTGGGTCAGAAGTAATTAGTGCGTTAGCGACATTTAGTAGTGCTGTAGGGGAAAGCAGTGTTGGTACTGACAGCGCGTTAGTAGCGCCTTCAACGTTTAGCGCCGCAGTAATTGAAAGCGCCGAGGCTACTGAAACAATATTGGTGCTATCGGTGTTTTTAGCTCCCATCACTGAAGGTGCAGTAGCGGTGGATCAGATTGTTGCGAGGCTTCTCTGGGAGCTTATTGATGACTCGCAGTCGGTATCGTGGCAATTAATAAACACGCAGGAATAAAACATGGCGCTTATAGTTAGAGACAGAGTCCAAGAGATATCCACCACAACTGGGACAGGGACGCTAACGCTTAGTGGCGCGGTTCTTGGGTATCAATCTTTCGCTGCCATAGGCAACGGGAATACTACTTACTACGCTATCTTCGACCCAGTGGCGTACGACTGGGAAGTCGGTATTGGTACGTATACATTATCTGGCACAACGCTTTCCAGAACTACCGTATTGTCTTCAAGTAGTGGTGGCTCCCTTATAAATTTTTCTGCGGGCACTAAAAACGTATTCTGTACATACCCATCAGCGCGGTCGGTCTACAAAGACACAGCAGATACTTATACGGTTCAGCAAGCGTTCGATGCGCTGACAGCAAACTCAATTGCGCTGACTACAGGTACGATCTCTACAGCCCCAGTTAGCAACACGGACATTGTTAATAAACAATACGCTGACGCTATTGCATCCGGTATTCACTTCCACGAAGCAGTGGCGTTGGCGACTACCGCAGCATTACCAGCAAACACATATAACAACGGCACATCTGGGGTGGGGGCTACGCTCACGGCGACCGCTAATGGCGCTCTGTCTGTGGACTCGACG